ATCAACATTTTCAATATTTACTGGGGAACAAATTAAACACTCTGTTATTTCTGTACACGGTATCTCCGAACATTCTTCAACTTTCTCCAACCTACAATCATTCCTATCTAATGGTAATGTAAATCTATTATCATATGACATTAATGGATTCGGGGAAAATGTAGAAAAAAATGTCGGTATACATGCATGGAATAAACAACTACTCAATAAAATCGATTATGTAATTCAATCTCACCCAAACACCCACATAACTCTAATAGGTAATTCTATGGGGGCTGCAATTATACTTCATAATTATGTAAAATTAAAAAAATATATACATAATAAAACTGGTATATATCCTACTGTAATTCTAATATCTCCAGGTGTCATAAAACACCACTCTGTATATACACCCTTCAAATATATTCTCAAGTCTTTTAATTTTAATATATACTATGATTTATTACCACAATTTAAAGTGTCTAACTCTTCCTCACAAAATACTATAAGATATAATGATAAACTCATTAGACATTATATTAATTCTAATACACTTTATCACTCTATTAATGTTATGGAATCAGGGTTCAATAACATTATGAAGTTGGGTGGGGACGACAATATACATATTTTATATCCTGACAACGACCTCCCAATACTTAATGATTGGGAAACGTCGCTCCCATATACTCATACTGTAAAATATAACAATTCATATCACCTTCTCCTTAACTCTAATAAATTAATTATGAAGGATATTCTTAATATTATTACGGGGGACTAACCATTTATCAAACTCCATCCGTCACTCCCTGTAAGGTATCTAATAACTCAATACATTCTTCTACTATCTCAGACCTCTCCGATGGAGTCAATTGAGTTACAAATATTGTATTTCGTATACCTAATATACTATCTAAATGATCATCCGTTATCTGCGGATTTAATTCCTTGTATAACGCAGAGGAATATATTTGAAGATCATTCGCAACTGAATGGATCTTTATTTCCTTTCCCGATTTCTCATCCTTTATTGTATCATATACTGACCATGTATTACGGATAGCTGATGAACACGTCATTAACTGCTCTGCCGTCTCATAGATAGATTGCTTGATGTTTTCTTTATAAGAAGATACTTTTTTTGCCTTTGCCCTATCTTCTGATATCCTCGCACGTTCTCTATCTTCTTCCTCATAATACGCTTTAATTCTTATCTTTTCACGTGCCTCCCATTCAACTTGATCTGGCGGGGTTATGCAAGAATATAAACAATCCGAATTGTCAAACGAACTTCCCGCATGAGCAGTTGCAACAAACCCCAGAAAATATAATATACTTAACACCCAGAGTATACCTACCAATATTACTGCAAATCTCACTAGTAAATCCATACTGAACTTCTTTATTAAATTTAGTAGATCTCTCATCTCTTTCACCTATAATTTTTGTTGGGAACATATGTTCCTTTTACTATAACTTATTGTATCATACTTTTATATAAATGTCAACCAGTAATTGCATTATTTTATAAGAATTTAATTAAATTCACTATAATATAATTTCGGTACTCTCTATAATGATATCATTCACTGGAACATTCTCATGTTGACGTACCGTGATCTTCTCTACTGCGGATAAAGAATCTAATACATCCATTCCCTCGATAACTTTTCCAAATACCGCATATCCCCAACCTTGTTGTGTCTTACCTGTATGATTCAGAAAACTATTATCTGCGTAATTTATAAAAAATTGTGCAGTTGCTGAGTGCGGTACACCAGTTCTTGCCATTGATATAGTTCCTCTCCTATTAGACACACCATTATCAGCCTCATTCAGTATCGGACCCTTAACAGTTTTTTGTGTCATTTCGTCGTTTATCATCGGCTCAAATCCACCACCCTGTATCATGAATCCTGGTATTACTCTATGGAATATTGTACCATCATAAAAATTTTCATTACAATAACTTAAAAAATTCTCACAGGTTACTGGGGAATTCTCTTCATCCAATTCTATTACTACATCTCCATAATTCGTTATCATTTTTACTTTCTTCATTTTTTCACCTTTTCAAATATTTTTTCTAAATAAAAATTTTCAAATAAACACTTTTTCACAGAGTGAGCCTTTACCCCTTTGGCCAACACCTACCCCACTTCCTAATATAAAGTGTCAAGCGTTGATTGCTATCTCCAATCAGTTATTATATAATATACTAATAATATACATGATATACCAATTAATATAGGTAATAATAATATAGCTATAATATAGTTGAATATAGTAATATTATCTGTTCTCATAGACTCCCACCTCATACTCATATTACCACCGCCGTCGTCTGTCCATTTCCATCGTTTCACTTTCTGTATATATTCATCTATATTATATACAGGCATATTATATGATTTACCATTCGAATACATGTATATATTATATCCAAAGAGTAGACATACTAATATGGCTACTCCAAAGATACCTGCACTAATAATTAATATTGATGTATATAACGTTACCATTCAGTATTTGCTAATTTATTGAAATAGCTAATATCCTCATCATCCTCATCAGTTTCCGTTAAAACCTCTCTATCGTCCTTAGAATCCCTTACAACACCCTTTTCAGTAGTAGCATGAACTTCCCCTGATATTGGCATTGATGGTGCTGGTTCAGTAATTAATACCGGTTCATCTACTTTTTTAAATTCTGTTTCCATTGATTGATCCTCAAATCCTAATACTTTATATAATCTAGTTGACAAATCATCATAAGGTTTAAATGCGGTATCTGGGTCAGTAAACTCATCTAAAAACTTAATCTGTTCTGCAATAGTTAATGTGAAATCATCATCATCAGAAAATGCAGTAGTACTTCCAAATTCTGATTTATCATAATTAATATAACCATCTACCTTACGGATCTTTAATTTAAAATTGCAACCATCATCAAAATCAAATGGGTTACGTGGTACCTCATCTGGGAATTCAGGTATCATTAAATTATGTATCTTCTCATATATCTTTTTACCATACTTATATAAGAATACCCCACCATCATTATCGGGATTACTTGGATCTGATACTACATATATATAACTTATATAATGTAATCTTCTCTTACGATCTCTTGCTATATTACGCGATGCCGTATCACCTGTATCCCATAACTTTGTGTTTTCTTTACATAACGGGCATTTACCATTAATCGTTGTTGGGCAATTCTCTAAATACCATCCACCTGGACCTTGGAATCCATGCGAAAATACCTGTCTCCATGGTATATCGCCTTCTCTTTCTACTGGTAAAAATCGTATTGTTGCGAATCCATTACCACTTTTATCTGTGGTTGGTTTCCAAAATCTCTCATCTATATAACTTTTCTTTGTGCCTGATGACTTCGATAATTCATTTGTCAACTTATCTATAGACATTTTATTCTTTCTAAACTTATTTAATGCACTCATTGCTTATATCCTCTTATCGTTGTATATTAATATCGTTATATCTACTATCATTATATAATATTATACAGAGTTAACTCAAAATATTATCTCTGGTACTGCCTCTATCTTAAGTAAATTCAATTTACTAGACTCATACTTTATCTTATCTATTATTAATGGACTTAATAACTTATATATATCCTCTATCTCTATATTATTATCCTCTGCATATTCTGATATTATCTCTATATATGTACATGTGGACGCATTAGATTTAATATCCTCTATATCAGCACATACTCTACTAGTATTCATTAACTCCAATGCCATTAATTCTCCCCTTAATATATATTAATCAACCCCTACACAGATAGTATAACACACTTTACTACCATTGTCAAGCCGGTGCGTGGTGTTCTGCATACTTATGTATAATTTGTATGAAAATATACTCTCCACTGTTCCAAATGATAATGATTCTCACTTAGATTTAATCATTTTATATAATATATTTACTATAATCAATTATTATAGCAAACCCCATGTCAAAAAATTGACATACTGGCGTGCCGGATACACTCAAATATCATGTTTTTTAGTTAGGTCGTTGACTCTTTCTTTTTTAATTCTAGATAGCGTATTCCCTATTGCAATGTTATTAGTATCATTGGAATATTCCCCACCGCCTAAACCTATTTTATCTATATTATTATCTATACTATTATCTATATTATTATCTTGTATCTCTATAATATTATGTATTATATTATCTCTCGTTGCTCCTATTATATCATCATTATTTCTATTATCATATTCTTTTTTCAATATAATAGTACCCGATAGAGTAAGTAATAGAGCGAGAGGATCGAATACGAAAATAATAAGAATGATCAATATATTAAGAGAATTATTATAATCATTAATATTAAATAGTTTAGCAATAGAAATGATAGGACCGACTTCATTTAAATTATCTTGATTTTTTGACTGTTCATTATGTATATTATTATTAATAGTATATATATCATTATTAGACTGATTAATAACATTATTTAGATTATCTCTTTCTACTTTTTGATTATTTCTAGTATTAATTGCGCCCTGTGGTCCTCTAATTCTATCATATTTAATAAGAGTATCGATAGTATCATCTAATTGATTTCTTTGTTTTATAGCGGATTTTATAATTGATTGATGATATAGAATTTGTTTATTATTATATTCTTGATTGATAGATGATTGTTGAATATCATTATTAATATTGGCGGATGAATTAGATAAGAACCCGTATACTCCTAATGAAGTAATCATCATAATACCAGTAATAGCGATTAAGAAATATGATTTCATAATTACTTTATAGATATTCCATTGCAGATATAGCCAATTAATAGAAATGAGTTTAGCGATTTCTAGGCAGGTACCCATAATGATAATGGGGATAACATTATTAATAAAGATTTGTACTAGTCCTGATATAGAAAAATATGCAGCGGTTGCAGACATAATAATTCCAAGAGTAATAACTAATTTAGCTTTTGTTATGTTGTTCATTTAGTATATTATAAGTTAAGTTAGCATAGTATTTATTATCTAATTGAATAAACTGTTGATATTTAGTAGCATTGGATATAAATTGATTAAAATAGATATCATTAAATCTAATATTATTAAAGAAGTTAAGTAGTATATTAAGAATAAGGATAGATTCTATATTAAGTGAATTATTAATAATAAGATTATGCCAAATTGGATATTGATTATCACCTTCCAGTATTATATTTAGTTTAATATTATCGTTGATTATAATATTATTAATGGTATTGATATCATTAATATAATTATACTTCATTGATTGAATTTTTTTATTGTAAGTATTATAGTTTTGAATTGATTGTTGATTAATTAGGTCATTAATATAAGGAATATTATTATGAATTTTAACGCCATTGCCTACTATTTGAGCTAGTATAAAGAGTTTAGCATGTTGAGTATTTTTGAAGTATTTAGCATTGTATGCATATGCATATTTATCTTTTCTTTTTTGGAATTGATTATGATTAGTGAGTGATTTTCCCTGATATTTGATATAGTCATAAGATTGATTAAAATGTAGTTTAATTCCATTATATATGTTATATAGTTCAATCGGTTCAATTGTCATTATTACTAGATTTTAGTGATCCGGAGTCTCGATCTTCAGTTTCCTCAAAATATTGTGAGTAATGGTTATTCATTTTAGGATTAAACCAATTATCATTTATTTTATGTTTGACGTGTCCACATGATATACATTTATCTTTATGGTGTTCTGGTATTTTAGGAACGGGGGTAGGTACTTTATTAGCGTCTACCCCTACCATAAGGAATTTAGCGGTAACGCATCGTACTTGAGCAGAAGTTTCAATATTTTCAGTAACTGCAATCATATCGATAGTCATAGAAGTTCTCCCTACTTTGACTACTTCCCCTCTAATAGATAGAAGGCATCCAATATCTATAGGTTCAAGGTATTGTACTTCAATTACTTTAGCGGTAATACAATAGAGTCTAGAAAATCTTCTAGACGTAGCGGAAGCGACTTGATCTAATAATTTAAGTAATTCCCCCCCATGAAGTTTATTATTAAAATTTGCCTGATCTGGGCTTGGCGAAACAACAATAGTAGTTGATATTGGGTTATCCATTCTGATTCTCCTTTATTAGTCATACCCCATTGGTTCTCTAATAGTATCTTTTCTTTCTAATAAATCGTCGAGTTGATATTTATCAATAGTTTCATATTCCATTAAGCATTCAGTCATAGAATGTAGAATATCCATATTATCTTCAAGTATTTTCTTAGCCTTATCATAATTTTTAGTAGTTAATTTAATAACTTCCTCATCTAATAGTTTAGATATTTCAGGTGAAATGATTTGAGCGGGTTGACCCATTGATCTACCCATAAAGGGGTCACCCTGTTCATCTTCATAACAAAGTGGTCCTACTGCGTCACATAATCCCCATCGTTTGACCATATTTCTAGCAATAGAAGTAGCACGTTCAATATCATTAGATGCACCAGTAGTAACTTTATCTTTGCCGTATATTAATTCTTCTGCAATACGTCCACCATATAGTGCTTGTAATTGAGATTCTAATTTTTCCTTTGATGCAGAATAAGCATCTTTCTCTGGTAGAAACATAGTAACCCCAAGTGCTCTACCTCTAGGCATAATAGACACTTTATATACTGGGTCATGAGTTTCTGTTAATCTACCTACGATAGCGTGTCCTGCTTCATGATATGCAGTCATACGTTTTTCATCTTCCCCCATCACCATAGTTTTCTTTTCTACCCCCATAATCAATTTATCTTTAGATCTTTCTAAATCTGACATACAAATATTAGATCTATCCCCTCTGGCAGCAGCAAGGGCAGCTTCATTAATAAGATTAGCTAGTTCTGCACCAGAGAATCCAGTAGTACCTTGAGCGATATATTTTAATTTAATATCATCGGAAGTTGGAACTTTTCTCATATGCACTTGAAGTATTTGTTCTCTTCCTTTAATATCGGGCAATCCTACATTAATTTCTCTATCAAATCTTCCTGGTCTTAATAAAGCTTTATCTAATACATCTGCTCTATTGGTTGCACCTAATACAATAATACCATCTCTATCATCGAAACCATCCATTTCCACTAATAATTGATTTAATGTTTGTTCTCTTTCATCATTACCTCCGCCGTGGCCTGCACCTCTTTGTCTACCAACTGCATCGATTTCGTCAATGAATATAATACAAGGTGATGATTTTCTTGCCTCAGTAAACATATCTCTAACTCTAGATGCACCAACACCAACAAACATTTCCACAAAATCAGATCCAGATATAGAAAAGAATGGTACATGTGCTTCACCTGCAATTGCACGAGCCAATAATGTTTTACCTGTACCTGGAGGTCCAACCATTAATGCCCCTTTAGGTATTTTAGCACCCAATTTCACATATTTGGGAGGATTTCTTAAGAAATCTACCATTTCAGAGACTTCTTCAAGTGCTTCTTCCACCCCTGCAACATCGGCAAAGGTAACTTTTATTTTACTTTGTTCTAATTTCTTAGCTTTATTCTTACCCATTTTATTCTGTCCACCACCCCCCATTCGTTTCATATACCATATCCACACACCTATCAATAATAATATAGGGAACCACGAAATGAATATAGAACCCAACAGTGATGATTCTTCTGGTGGATTTGCAATAATATCTACATTATTTTCTAATAAATCATCCACCATATGAGGATCATTTGGCGAATATGTTATAAACTGTCCACCATCACGATATTCACCAATAACCGTTCCTCTCTTGTCTACTACAACTTTCATTACTTGTCCATCATTAACTAAATCTATGAATTTAGCATATGACACCTCTTGACCAATTTGTCCTTTATTCATATTCCCTAAGAATGAAATAAAGAAAAATCCAATAACGGTCCAAACTAATAGTTTTTTTATCATAATCTTATCCTATATTTCAAATATTTCAGATTCTACTGATCTAACAACATTATTCATTGTTAAAATAGAATCATAGTTAAGTGATAAAGAATCAATCCCTTGATTAACTAACCACGAAGTTATTTCTGGGAAATCTGATGGTGCTTGACCACAAATCCCGATATATTTACCATGTTTTTTACATGATGTTATTGCCATTTCCATTAATTTAAGCACAGCTTCATTCCTTTCGTCACATCCTTCAATATTAGAAGAATCTCTATCAACTCCAAGTGTTAATTGAGTCAAATCATTAGAACCTATAGAGAAACCATCACAATATTCTAAGAATTCATCTGCCAATAGTGCGTTTGCTGGTATTTCACACATAAATATGATTTTAATACCATTTTCCCCTGATTTTATACCATTATCTTCTAATAATCGTACTACATTTTTTGCCTCATTTACAGTTCTAATAAAAGGAACCATAACTTGTATATTATTTAATCCATATTCTAGGATAACTTTTCTTATCGCAGAGCATTCCAACTCAAATGCAAGTTTAAATTCGGGTGAATTGTATCTATATGCACCTCTAAACCCAAGCATAGGATTTTCTTCTATTGGTTCATAGAGTTGTCCACCATATAAATGAGAATATTCATTAGATTTGAAGTCAGATAGTCTAAATATAACCGGTTTGGGGTATACTGAAGCAGCAATAGTGGCAATACCATCTGCGAGTCTACTTCTATAAAACTGTGTTGGGCGTGAATACCCAATTGTTTTTTCCATTATATACTCATACATCTCATCAGATAAGAGTTCACAATTAAGTATTGCATTTGGGTGTATACCGATACGAGAATTAATAATAAATTCTAATCTGGCCAATCCTATACCTTCATTTGGATATTTTGATACTTTAAATGCCATATCTGGGTTACCAAGATTGAGCATTAATTTTGTTTTTGTTGGTTTAAATGATGAAAAATCTATTTTTTCAGTGGTATATGGTAATAATCCATTATAAACATATCCAATCTCACCTTCAGCACAAGATATTGTTATCTCTTCACCATCTTTTACTGTTGAAGTAGCGTCATCACACCCAACCACGGCAGGTATACCCAATTCTCTTGCTATAATTGCAGCATGACAAGTTCTACCCCCTCTATTAGTAATAATACCAGAAGATTTCTTCATTATTGGTTCCCAATCAGGGTCTGTTATATCGGTTACCAATATATCACCCTCATTGAATTGATTCATATCAGACACATCATTAATTATAGATGATGTACCAGAACCAATTTTAGAACCAATAGGTTTACCTGTAGTAATCACATGTGATACACGTTCTAACGTAAACACCTCGTCAGCACACTCAGAATCAGCAGAATGGACTGTTTCTGGACGCGATTGAACTATAAAGATTTCATTGGTTATACCGTCAATAGCCCATTCTATATCCATATGAGTTTTTTTACCATATTTCTTAGAATAATGTTCTTCTATGATTACTGCTGATCTGGCTAATGATATAACTTCCTCATCCGATAAACAAAATTCATGTTGTAATGATTTATCAACTTCTATATTGTTTGTTCTATTAGACTCGGAGTAAATCATTTTGACTAATTTAGTACCAAGATGTCGTTGTATAATAGAATTATAACCTTCTTTCAATGTTGGTTTAAATACATAAAACTCATCTGGGTTAACATTACCAGATACTACATTTTCACCCAACCCATATGCACCAGTAATAAATACTACATCCTCAAACCCCGATTCAGTATCGAGAGTGAACATAACACCGGCAGTTCCTCTATCGGAACGCACCATTTTTTGAATACCTATTGACACTCTTATATCTTTATGAGAATATCCATTAGATACTCTATATGATATAACTCTATCAGTAAATAATGAAGCAAATACTAATTTACACGCATGTATTATATCCACATCTCCAAATACATTAAGATATGTTTCTAATTGTCCGGCAAATGAATTTGATATTGAATCTTCAGTAGTAGCCGAGGATCTAACGGCAACAGAACCACCTAATTCATGATATGATGTTAATATCTCAGCTTCTAATCCTGGTGGCATATCACCATTAATAAACCAAGATCTAATGGTTGTACCAACATCAGATAAGGAATCCACATCATCGACATCAATAGTTTCTAATATATCCTCAATTTTAGATGATAAGTGATTATAATCTACATAATCACAATACCCATCAACGGTTACGGCGAACCCATTAGGCACATTAATGCCAGAATCAGTTAATTCAGAATACATCTCACCTAATGAAGCATTTTTACCACCCACCAACGAAACATCAGATATATTTAATTCACCATACTCTCTTATATATGATAAATTATTATCAATTTCGGACATAAACATCCTCCAAATATATTAAAGAAATAAATCATTGAGTTATATTTATATCATTTAGAATAATAGACATCAATTGATTTATGCATGTTTTCAAAAAACTTAATAATCTTATTCTTTTGTCTAGTAGTATAGTTAGAATACCCCTCTTTCATTTCTGGATCTGTTTTAGACAACAGAAATTCAGAATGTTTCTCTTCAATCCATTTAATTAAATACTTTTTATATAATGGTTTGATTTCAGCTGTTTTTAAATATGTTTTCATATCAAATTTCTGAGTCATACCAGATTCTAAAAACTCTTCAAATCCATCATCTAGTCCATCAATATACGAATCACCTTTAATACGCATTCTTTCTTGAATTGTAATACGTTTAATTGGATTCTTAATAGGTTCTTTATCTTTTAACTTATCTACCCACTCATCCATCCACTTAACGGTTTTGGCATCAATGACTTGTCCTCTATCAATCAATCGTGCAACAACTGATGATGTTAGATATGACACATTCTCATCAATAACCTTATCTAATCCTCTAGATTTAAGATAATCTGATAGATATTTTTCTTTCTTTTTGGTATCAACCATTGCAGCATACCAACTCAATGCAGACATAAGTTCAAATTGTGTATAGTCTTCCGACAATACAGGTTCGACCAAATCCGTTGCCCATTTTGCTCTAATACTTTTTTTAGTCATAATATATTACCAATTCCCACCATATCTTACATAATTAATAAAATCATTACATTCACTCTGGCACCCATTTGCTAAATCACACCCCACACAAGGAGCATCATTTATATACGTCGATTCCCTTCCCCTAGCATCTCTATCAGAATTGAATGTTGCATAAACTGTATCATCTGTTTTTATAATATCCCGACCTTCATCACACCACACCATAATATAATCCTATCCTGTTATATGTTCATAAATTTCTTTCCAACTATCAAGTCTATCCGCATCTCCCACATAATCAGCATTATGTGGATGAGCGACTAAAATACCCGACAACCCCATATCAATTCCAGTAACCACGTTCTCTGGCTTATCTTCAATCCAATATGCTCCGGTATCTAGATATTGTTCAAGAGCGGAATCTTTATCATCACCAGTACCCAATATAGTGTATTCAGTGAACACCTTACCAAATAACGACTCAAGGTTAAATATTCTAAGTCGTTGAGCAGAAAGTCTACTAGATAATGATGTTATTGCATGAAACATATAACCATGTTCCTCATGCAATTTTTTCACATATTTAATTGAATCTCTAAGTGGTAATAAATAACCAATATCAGATGATTCATTAAATTCTTTTGATAATTCCTTAGCATATTGTCTCGTTATATTAGAATAATCAATTTTATATAATATCTTATCATCAACTTTATATACATTTTCATTAAGTATCCATAAATGTGGCTTAGTTTCTCGGATCCATTTATGAAATGAATACTCCCAATCTAAGAGTACCCCATCCACATCAACCAATATCAACTTATCCTTTATCATAAAACATCCCATGGTTTAGTGTAAACAACTACAAACTCATCATCAACATGATCCGCATCATCTATTATATATCTAGTATGATCTATTTTTGATAAATGTCTTAAATATCGTATCACCAATATCAAGAAAAGAACAAAAATGATAGAAACTAATAAAATTAACATGATTATTACCTAAAAAAACTAAAAACCCCCAACCACAGCGTTATTATCTCACAATTCCACCTAAATGTCAAGGTTTATTTTCATTTATTTTCAATTATTTTATGTTCTACCACCCGGCATATCAGCATTATCATGATAATACAATTCTAAAGCAATTGATTCCAATTTTTTAGATATATCATCTCTACCTATTAATACGTCTTTATGTGTAACTTTATAAGTGTCTTTGTTAGTAAAATCAACCGACAATATAACTTCACCAGTTTCTGATGAAGAACATTTTGACCAATTAATCTTCCAAGAGTACATTACTTTCTATATTTCCACATTCTATATAAAATTGCAACAAAACCACCAAATAACAAACCAGATACTGATACAAATATATCTGTCATAATCAATTCCTCCTATAAAAGATGTCTAATTTCATCACGTTCTAATATTAATTCAGATTCACTCAATTTAATCATAGACTCTGAATATTCGTCAATATCTAAATCATCAACTACAAACAGTTCACCTCTAGCGTGTCTAATAGGAAATGAAAATACTAAATCAGAGTCAATACCATACTGTCCTGACGACAATACTGCCATTGATTCCCATCGTTGAGATCCACCCTTACCTGTCCATATTTTCATTTGTTGAATTGCTGCATTAGCAGCTGAAGCAGCAGACGACGCACCGAGCCATTCAATAACTGAATGACCTCTATCTTGTACTAATGGTATATAATCTTTAACATACCAATCATCATCAATCAAATCCATTGCGGGGAATCCTTTCACTTGTGCATGATTTAAATCAGGATATAATGTTGATGAATGATTACCCCATATTATAACATCATTAATTGTGGTATGAGGCACCCCACAATGTTTAGATACAATAGATTTACAACGATTAACATCTAATTGCATCATTCCAGTAAAATTGGTTGAATTCAACCCAACTGCATTAGATAAAGCCACTAAGGTATTGGTATTAGATGGATTACCAGCAATCAACACTTTAACATCTTTCGATGCAACTTTACCTAAAGTTCGCCCATGAGAAGCAAATATCTTCGCATTATCTTGTAGTAGATCGGAACGTTCCATACCCTTTAATCTGGGTTTAGCACCCATCATAAACACATAATCAGCATCACCAAATGCAACTTCAGGTTCATCAGTAATAACTACATCACCTAATGTTGTAAAATTACAATCATCCAATTCCATTTGTATACCATGCAATGACTTCATTGCTGACGGTACCTCTAATAACCTCAAATTAACCTTACTATGTGTACCAAACAAATCACCATTCGCAAGACGGAATACTAAAGAGTATCCAATTCTACCAGCAGCACCTGTAATTGCAATATTAACAGATTTACTCATAATTCACCTCAATACCCATCTGCGATAATAGCGTTTTCGTATTCTTCATCAATTCTTCCATACCCATTATCATCAAATACAATACCCCTCACAGCTCCGTTGTCAACTTCCTCCCAATAAGGCACCAAAGTATCAACCCTATAGTAATAAGTAATCCCCTCATCACACCATGAATATCCATGTTTATAAAATTCAAGGTCAAATCCGCTCTTCTCTCTAACTGCTTCTATCCAATGATTGTTTTCTAAACAATATTTACTCATAATTCACCTCAATATTAATAGATTCCAAAATACCCCAAATCTCTATCATGAATATTTAAAAACTTAAATTTCAATCCACGTTCCCACTTAACTGTACCATCAATTTCATATATTGACATATCAGCAAATCTAATATTACCCTTTAGTACATTAATAATTGCAATAGTTCTATGTTCCCATGAACCAGGTTTAGATAACGGTGTCTCTAATCTCACTAGAACGTCACCATTTTTCATACCCTTACCAAATTCGTTACTATCAGCCTTATCAGCCTTAAATACTACTTGCCATTTCTTAGTTTGTTTTTGTTCTAATACTGCAATACCATCAGAGAATGCACCAAGTGATGGTCTATTTGAATGACTTATAGTCTTTGCAACAGATTCAAATGGTATATTACCCGACATCTCAGTAACAAATGTGTTAAAACTCTTCATACCTAACCCTCTTTTTTCTTAGTAAATATAGTCTTACCATATTCGGCAGTCATATCTTTTATTTTAGCACCAGACATATCATATAACTTTTGTTTTATTTCATCATTAAATTCTGATACCTTTTTATCTTTTAAATTATCAATCAAAGTACTCATCACTTCTCCTTTTTTGTAAAATATACTGCCAATCCAGTAACATATAGTAACATACCCAAGGGCATTAATAGTATAAGAATTGGATATTGTTCTATATTAGGAAATCCAAATACAACAAACATTATACCAATAAAGACTATACTTAATACTATTTTAGTATCCCTACGTTTAAATATATTTATAACATCATCCATTCTCAGCATCTTTCCGTTTTTTTATTTTTGCATCAACTGCATCGAAAAATGGTGTTATTTCTGTTGGGTTACGAAACTCCGAATGTGTCATTCCTTGCACTATTCCCCATTCCTCATCTGACATTATACCAGATTCTTCATCATTTGTCAAGTCTTTTTCCATAATTTCTACTCCATATTTAAGGTCTTGGACGTAATACCTTCGGTTCAGTATCAGATCTATCTGATAATATTTTCTGTAATTCAGATTCAGGTATATTATCAACAATCCATTGGTATAATTGTTGCATAATTTGATCCTCTGTCTTATTAGGTTTACCACGTTGTTTAATAGTTAAATAAGTGAAATCCTTAATAACTCCCAACTTCTCACCTTTCTTAGCCTTTACGTATTTACCTGATGTTCTATTTGACACGGCGGATCTAGTTAATGTTTGTCCACCTTTAGCAGTATCACCCTCTTTCCACTTAATAGTATTACTTTTATTATTCAGAATAACTTTAATCTCACCATTAATTGCCATCTTTTTACCTTTATTCTTAATGATATCAAACATAG